CCGGTAAATGGTATATTGAAAACAATCTGAATACTATTAACCTAGAAGATCCTGTTTCACAGTTAAATTCTCAATTGTGGAATTCAGGTATAGAAGCTAATAAAGAAATTGCACGTAAACAAAAACGCCGATTATCATATTATGCAAATATATTAATAGTTTCTGATCCAAAGAATCCTGAAAATGAAGGTAAAGTTTTCATGTTTAAATTTGGTAAGAAGATCTTCGATAAGATTATGGATAAAGCAAAACCTACTTTTGAAGATGAAACACCTATAAACGTATTTGATCTCTGGGATGGAGCTAATTTTAAACTACGTCAACGTACGGTTGCTAGTTATCCTAATTATGATGAGTCTACATTTTCTGATTCAATTCCAGTAACAGAGAATGATGATACACTTGTGAATATTATGAATTTACGACATAATTTACAAGAATGGTTATATCCAAGTAGTTTTAAAGATTATGATGTTTTAAAGAAAAAGTTAGATTCTGTTTTAGCAGGTGATAGTTATACACCAAAGACTGCTGAACAAATTGCTGAAGAGTTTGATATACCTGCTGCTCCGGCAGTAACTCAAGTTGCAAAACCTATTACTGTGTCTATTGCTGAAGATGACGATGATGATACTATGGAATATTTCAAAAAATTAGCTATGGAAGATTAATCTTAAATCTTTGGTAAATTTAAGGGGACGTTAAGTCCCCTTTTTTTATGATATTGCGTAGCAACTTGAGATGTATCTAGATGATGTACTATCTGGATTTCTAGTTGATAATTTAATACTTTGTTGATGTATTGTTTTATTAGATGTGTTTACTGTAGGTGCTGATACAACAGTATTACTCATAGGTTGCATAGCATCTTCTTTAGCTACTTCTGTTGCAGTTGTTTTTGCTGCAACTACATCGGCTGTTTTAGGTGTAATTGCTTCTGCATTTGACATAACATCAGTAGGTTTAGGTGTAATAGTTTCTGCATTTGACAAAACATCAGTGCTAACTTCTTTACGTTTTTCTTCTAGATCTTTTTCATCTTTTACTTTTTCTACTTCAACCCGTTTTTGTTTCTTTTCAGACATTGCAGTATCAAATTCTTCTTGAGCAGTGTCCGCAGTTTTTTCTATTTTGGTAATTCCTGAAAAAGGTTGGAATGGGCCTATAGAAATATCTTTACCAAGTATATTAATGCCTATTTTAGGTATTTCTATACCTTGTAACATACCAATAAAACTATTGATAGAGTCAATAAAGAAATCTTTAACTTTGCTAAAAACTAGTTTTAATGTTAAAATTGGACTTGTTATTGCATCCATCAAGTCTTCAAACATGGAATTTAAATCAAAGGATTCTAATTCCTTCTGAGCATTCTCAAACCCAAACATACCTGCAATCCATGCTACTGCTTCACGTAACATATCCAAAGGAGCAACTAAAACAGATTTTATTAATCCTTCTACAGCTCCCTGTATAGCGCCAAGAACTCCGTCTTGCTCATATCCTTCAATTGCACCTTTAACAGTATCCCATGCAGTCATAAGTATAGTAACTGGTAACATTAACTTGCCAATTATACCAAATACACCCTTAAACATTTTGGTAAATGTACCAAGAGCATCTCCAATACTTGTGAAGATACCTTTTACTTTACCTACTGGTCCACCTATTAACTCTTTTATTACTAAATATGCTTCTTCAAATGGAGCAAAGAAATTTTTAATTCCTGTTTTTAACCATTTAAATACTTTAGATATTTTAGATTCTTCATCAACTTGAAAAATAGACTTTATTTTGTTTATTGAGTTTTCAAAAATATCACCTATAGATTTTATTTTTTTATCAAACAGTTCCTTTAATTTAGAACCAAGATCTCTAAATATTTTACCTATATAATCTACTGCATTAGAAAGTTTTTTCTTCATAAATTCTGGAGTTAATAGTGATATCCAGAATTTAATATTTTTAATATGAGAACTAATTATACCTGCTAAACCTGCTAATGCAATTCCAATGCCAGCTATAATTGGACCTAAAGATAGACCTTCTTTAATATCTTTTAATGGTTCATCTTTATCTTTATCTTTGCCTAAATCTTGTAATGCTTTAAGCATTGCTTCATTCATCTTTGCAGTTTCTGACTTATCTTCATTAGTAGTGATAGGCATTGCTAAGAATCTATTTTTAATCTCATTCAAAGACTCTAAAATAGCAGTTGAGATAGCATGTATATCTCTCATCTCTTCGACTAATATATTGTCGTCATCTAACGTTTTCTTCTCTTCGGCCAATTGACCAAGTTCTATTAGTTTAGAAGTTGTAAGAGTACCATGAATTTCATTGAGAGAAACTAATTGTTTCTCCAACAAATCTTGCATTGATCTTTGTGTAGGACGATTAGCCATTTTGTTTACTCTGATGAAGAATTATATAATAAAATACTTGAAATTGCTGAAAAGCATAACCTTTACAATAAAAATAAAGAGCCTAATTTAACTAAAATATCTAAAGATCACTTTAGTTTTTATGGCAAAGGTGCTTATCCATTTTTATGGAAATGTTATAATTTGCTTAAATCATCCTGAATTTTTAGATTGAATACGCTGTTTTTCTTCTTCTAAATAATTTATTAGTAAAGCAGTGTATATTTCCAGTTCAAAAGGTATTAAATTTTCTATCTCAGTCAATGAATACTTATGATGTTGCATTAATGCAAAATTCATTTTATAATAATTACTCAATGATTGATGACTTAAGCAAACTAGAAAAAAGATTGTATACCACTCAAGGTTGCTTCATTATGGGCTTTGCATATAGGACATGTGTATTCAATATCTTTTGTAATCTTTGGCATAGTCTCAAAGAACTTCTGAAGTTTGCCAAACTGCTCTGTTGTTAAGTTATTTAAAAATTCTTTTAACTCGGTTGCAGTTGTTTCACTAGCATAATATAATTGTTCATCATCATAAATGTACTCAATACATTCAATAACAATTTTGAAGATATCATCCACACTATTTGTGCTAATATCTTCTAGTTTCTTAATTATATTAATACTTGGATATTTTAATACTATACCTACATTACCAAATAATGCTACTTTATTTGTATGTTCAGGATCTTTCTTTACTTCAATTTGAGTTAAATCAAACTTAACTTTTACTTTGGCATTAGGATCATCACAATGTTGGCATTTAAAAATTAGTTCAACTTCTTCACCTACAGACTTTGCTCTAATCTGAGTAAAGATATACTCAAGGTCAAACATTGCTAACTTAGTAACATCAACTTCATCTTTTAAACAAGACTTAATAACTTCTTGTAAAGTGTTAACCATTATATTTGGATCTTCACTTTGTTGCGCGATCAATAATGCTTTTTCTTCTTTAACAAGAAATGATCTATACTTAACTTCTTTGTTTGTCGATGGTATAGTTAATTGATATACCGGGGTACTGTTAACTGGCAATGCCATTGTATTATTCTCCTTTGCTCATATTCTGAATCATTGTTGCCAAATCATTAGTACTTCCAACAAATATAGCATTGTTGTTTGTAACTTGACTTGCAGGTTCTTCTTTTTTCTTTTCGAGTCCACTCAATTTTTGTTTCTGTGAGTGAGCATCTAATAATTGTTGGTTCATATCAGCAAGTTGCTTCATTAACGTACCAACAACTTCGTATGCTCGAGGATGTTCACTTTGCTTAGCAACCTCGATCATATCATAAAGGGCCGACCTCCCTGTCGATAACAACTCCTTAATATTTCCGCGTACGTGATCGAAATCATTTTCGATATATTCGTCCTGAGTTCCATGCTTAATAGGAACTATATCATCATTGCGCGGTGCAATCTTTGTATATTCTACCGGTTCCAAGTCAAATATTTCTGATAATTTATCATCCATTTTCATAGTAATATTTATGCGTTATATCCAGCAAGAGTTGTAAGTTTATTTTGCAAACTTGTTATACCATAATTCATTAATAGTCCTCCTACAGGAGAATTAGCAATTCCATTAAATACTCCCTTAATTTCAGAGAATAATCCATCACTAGTTTGGTTTAATAAGTTTATTTCATCATATGTATATCCACCGATTGGTACCCAATATCTATATGCTATAGTTACAGATAATTTCATAAGATCTTTTGATGCTGCATCCATTTGAATAGAACTAACTGTCTTTGGATAACATTCTCTTAGTTCGATCATATATTTGGTTTTACTTTCAATATCTTCTATACCAATTTGTATTGGTTTTATATAATCTGAATAGTAATTAAATGTTCTTGTAACTGGATTTTGAATACTAAATTGCCAATCATCAAAGTATTTCTTTACTTTCATTTCATTATCTACATAAAATGAAAGTGTTATATTATCAAACATTCTTTGATAAGGTGCTTCTCTTGTTTCACCATATGTAAGAATAGGATTAGTATTATAATTTAAACCAGGTACTTGAACTTGGTCACAAAACATTGAAACAAGTTTTGGATCTTTATTTTCATTTGTTGATAAAATAAGAGGCATTATTACTGAGTACCGGGCAGTTCTCATCAAACCTGATACTTTTACTTCCGTTATAAAGTCTGATAGCAAACTCATTTATTAATACTCCTTTTTGACTCTTGCCAAACTTTAGCCTTGTTAGCACCAACAAATCCTTCTACTGGTAACATCATAGCGGTTGCCCAGTTGTTGGCGGTGATTTCTCTACATTGAGTACGAATATGTGAGTTTAAATATCTATGAATACAAGGTTCGGCAAATTTGAACTTTGAGATACCTGATATTAATTGCCAAGAATATCTCAATCTAGTATTTTCATCCATATTCTTATTAGTTGCAAATACCATCATCTTATCAAGTAATTTAATTCTTAATTGATAAGGTAAATAATGAAAATTTAATCCATAAAATCCATCTTTAGTTTTCTCATAAGGAAACACTAAAGGAAACATATCCCAATATGGTAATGTTGATTTATGTTTAGCATCATATCTGTACAAATATAATTTTCCCGGCATTATTTTACCAATAGAGGTAAATTGTGGAGCAGTCTTTAATACATTACTACCATTTATATGTTGATGATGTAATAGCAATATCTGCTGATCAAACCAAGATTTACTTGCTCTAGATGCTTGGGGTAGACTGTATTTGTTTTTCTCAAATACATCTAACAATGTGGGTTCTTTTATATTTGCCATATACTATTTATTAGTTAA